ATTCACCAGCAACAACATCAGCCATAACATATTCGTTTAGATATGGTACCAACGGAAATACCTGGTATATTAACCGTAGAGTTGCTGAGGATACATACGGTGGCGTGGCGTCAGGTTATGAAGTTCAGGAGTATTAAAATATGTCACTCTCATACACATATATGGATGCGATCGGCAAAGGATTCCCCGGAGTCCAGTGTGACGCATTAGGCAATGGTTCAATCTATGAAGATATTATTTGGCGTGCCGGGCCCGCATTACCGTCAAAAGCTGAATTAGATCAATGGATTCTTGATTACTATAAAACAGAGATGTGGGAACTCATTAAGGTAGAACGCGATAGAAGAAAAGAACTTGGCGGATATGTAGTTGGAGCAAACTGGTACCACTCTGATACATCATCAAGAATTCAACAATTAGGACTGGTTATAATGGGTGCAGGAATACCAGCTAATTTATATTGGAAAACAATGGCCGGTAGTTTTGTACTAATGACTCAAACACTAGCAGGTCAGATCTTTCAGACCGCCGCTGTTTCTGATATGGCTATCTTTACGGTAGCAGAACAAAAGAAAGCAGCGATGCTGGCATCAGCTAACCCAAAAAATTATGATTATCTATCAGGATGGCCACTTATCTACGGAGAATAATAAAATGAAAAATCTTTGGACCTCTCTCATAACTTGGGTTGTAATAACAATTGGGAAGGTTCATTGGGGGTATAAAAATGGACTAACTAATGCTGAATTAGATGAAGTTAGAAAATTATTGACACCACACTATTATATTATTCTTACGCATAGAAAAAACCATTTATCTACATTTTTTGTTGGTTTGGCAAGCTGGCTACTAACACGCAAATGGAGTTATTGGGCACATGCTCTAATGAACCTTGAGGACGAAGTTAAGTCTGATAGCGATTTTAGATTGGTAGAAGCAACTGGTGCAGGGGTAAATTATTCACCCTTTAATCTTGTATTTGAAGTTCACGGAGTTGCACTGTTAAGGCCGAAGAACATGTCTGCAGATCAATGGACAACAGTTATGGACAAAGCAATGACAGAAATTGGTAAACCATACGATTCATTGTTTGATTTGAAAAACGATAATGCTTTAAGTTGTGTTGAATTAGTTCGTACCGCATTAATGGCTGAGCCAGATTATGCAGAAAACTTTGCTAACTTTGAAAGGATGATTTGCGAAAGAAAGAATCTAACTCCACAAATGTTTTACGAATGCCCTGACTTTGAAGTAATATACGAAATTAGACATCTATAGGATGTTGACCAATAGTCATTTTTATTCTTTCAATTGCTTTCTGATTACAAAAACTTATTCTTGCGCCTTGATGCATTGGACGAGGAAACTGTCCTAAATTTATCCAACAATATCCACAATTTTCATTATTTAATACCGGTATAAATTCGTCTAATACCACAATAAGAAAACTAATATATTTGAAATGTTTATCTTTACTTTGATATACATCAAATGGATAGATTTTTTCAATATCGGGAACCGAATTCATCTCTTCAGATAATTCTCGTAATAATGCATCCTTGGGCTGTTCGCCCTCTTCCATCATTCCGCCAAACAACGACCATTCTTGGGAATGTGTCTTATGTGTAGCCCTCATGCTCAATAAAACTCGATTTGTATTTACTGATACAATTAATGCACCTACTCCTGTTTTTTCTGGTAGTATCTTGCTATTATTCGTAATTTGATTGACATTGTCCATAAAACTATTTATAATAAATAAATCTATGAACTACTTAATAAACAACTACTCCACCAGCATTGCAGGATTACTCATATACAGAGATTGTAGTCCCGTTTGGGGACTGTATTATATTGTCGATCCTCCAATATCCGGCGCCGTATATTCCGAGATACGTATATGACCATTCGCGTGTTGTAGAATCGAAACGGTATTGACTTGAATTTGTGTTATTGATGAGATAATTTAATCCAACAGAATTTTGCGAATCAAATGATACAACCCAGTTAATACCGTTGAATTGAATAACATCATTAGGATAGGCTACCAACATTTGACCCCACGGACTTGTTGGAACATTTGGTGGTATAGCAGGTTCTTCACCAGCACTATCTGCCGATGTTAATAGATACCTTTGGCCCGCAGCAGCCAAAGGTAATCCGTTCCCGGGCCATACTTCCATAGGATCAATGATGGTTGTGATAGGTTGTAATGTGTTAGGTGGAAGTGTATCAATGTCTGCTGTAAATAACAGCACGTTTTGGTTCAATGGATCTTGTTCAATTCCACCTATGATGTCAGAGTCTGTAACATCGAGGTCGGGGTCGAGTTTTAGCCTAATTTTGGTGATATTAGGGGTAATCTGCCCATATTTTTGTATTAGGCTTTCCCAACTTAATGCTGGATCAACCTGCCCAAATTCATTGAGTAATGTGATGTGATCAATAGCACCAGCATTGGCAACAGATATCTTATAATTGCCTTCTGTGGTAACAATTTGAATTGGAATTCCACCAAAACAACTGAACGGATCATATTCCTCACCTATGGATGTTCTAATAGCATTCACATCTGAGACATTATAAACCTGTGTAACAATTTCAGCAATAAGGCCACTTCTCTTAACTTTAGCTGGAGGATTGATCCACCCCTCGATTTTGAACTTAAAGCTCATCACGTCTCGATCTTCTGTTCCACCCTGTGGTATAGATCTATTAGTGAAGGTATAGTCTTCAAGCCATACTTCAAAAATGCTTGACCAATCTAGTAGATTACTATTTTGTTGAAGTTGAACAGACTTATTGAATATTACAGCAATCTGCTCAAATATTTGAAGTTTGGTAGTTATGTTTGTTGTCCATACATCAAGCTTGAATGTGAAATCCCAGGGAACAGGCATATATCTTTCAACATCTTGTCTAACACCCGGGTTTGGTCCGTATTCTTGTGTAAGGGCATCAAATTCTCTTTCTACCGTAGATACTTTGCCAACAAACTGGGAATCTTGCCTGCGCTTATCATTCATCTTGATTCCGTCAATGTAAGCACTGAACATAGGAACTGGCAACATTGTATTTTCACTAGCACCCTTTATTAGTTGAGCAACCATAGAGGATGGATCTCCATACATAATAGGAACCCGTTGTATTGTGTAGAGGCCGTTGGCATCTGGACCATTTCTAACCCTTATGTCAGAAAAGATTCGCATAAATTGCAGCAGATAGCGCCGCGTTTGCATGTCATAAAAGAAATCCATTATTGTCCTTAGTTAGGCTTTATCTTAGCACGCTCATTAGCGATAGCCGAACGGGTTGCTTCTGTAGCAGTTGTCTGAATTTTTCGTTCTGCGTATAAATCAACTTTCTGTTTTACAACTTCTGATACAGCCTGTTTCTCTGGAATTATAGTACCATCGGATAGAACTGTATCATTGATATTATCAATAAATGTATCCAATACACGATTGTAGGCAGTCCAAGACTTCAACACATTCACCTCTATCAATTTATAACAATTTCCTTGCTTTTGAAATAGTCTCTCTGGATAATAATCAATTCGTAGATAATATTGTCCATCTGTCATACCTGGTGGAAATGCTACCCCTGCACCAACAAGTGGTCCAGATGGCACTAAGTTATTAGCATTGTCTGTAGACAAGTTTGGCGGAGCACCGTCACCACTGAAATAATTACTGCCAATAATTGGGTAATTTGTGTTTGGATCTAAATAGATATAAAGATTTGCGCTCTCAAAGAATTTTGGATCAAAGAACGCATTACATTCTGCTTCCTTAACAACCTCGTCGGTAATCTTAATAATCTTACAGAATAAGTCAAGCGCATTCTTAATATTTGGATTAGAACCAAGTCCCGGATTTCCATTTGCGTCTGACGTTTCGGTAAATCCGTCTGGCATAACACCAATGCCTTGCCCAACGCCACCAGCAGTTTGTCCTGTGGCTGCTTGATCAATGATTTCTGTGAATTCCAAAGACGCAGTCATTAGTTTTGCCCTTACTAGCCAAATATGTGGAAACCATTTCTGTCCATATCCCGCAGCAGCATATAACGCATCCTGGACTACATAATAACGATTGATACCCACTGCGTTATCAAAAATCGGAATATCTCTCATACTTGGAAATTCTAAAACATCACCAGCAATAAGTTTTCTACCTAACGAATCTAACATATCGTTATAATGAAATGTAATACGGATTGTATCAGAGCTTAGGAATACGCCAAATTGTGATAGATCATAATTCACATCTTGTGGCTGATGGTGTCCTCGCAATTCAATCACATTAGGATTATATTTGCGATTATTATTTGTTAGGAACAATACATCTTGAATTGTTGTGAGTGAAGTATCTGTGCTACCATTTGAATCTGTGGTAGGACCTTCGTACATATGTATTAAGATTCCATCACCCGCAATGCGAAAATTTTCGCCAATGGTGCGATCGATGAAGTTAAAATCATCTCCCTTAACTGGATTCCAAAGAGAAATTCGTCCCATACTTGCCCTCGTTTTATGTATTTATCTATCATGTTGATATAAGTTTATAATAAATTCGTCTATCAGATAAATAAAGCATAAGACAATGACTAGCATCATGTGCTAGACAGGATAAAACCTGAACAGGAGAGCTTATGTCGATTACAATTAACGCTAAAGGTACAAGCGTCTCGTCATTTATTGTTGGCAGAGACGGTACGTTAATCACCCAAGCTGGTGAAATTTTCTCACCTTCTACAACAGATTTAACCCTTACCGCCGGTACAGGAAAAAATGTAATATTAGATGGAATTAAATATCCTAATGCCGATGGTACAGCAGGTCAAATTTTAAGCACAAATGGTACTGGCTCACTTTCCTTCATAAATCCGGCGCCTAATTATCAAGAATTTGTTGCCACTGCATCACAAACAGTTTTCAATACAACAATGACAACTACCGCCAAGGGGTCGGGAAAAGTATATCTACAAGTATTTGTAAATGGTGTATTTCAACAAGAAGGCGCAACAAAACAATTCACAGTTACCGGCGCAAATCAAATCACATTTAATACGGGTGTCACATTAAATAGCGATGTAGTTATATACGGATATGTGTAACGGTATTGTTAATAGATAAATATAGAAAACGGAGTCTAATATGCCAATTCAAGTTTCGGGGATACAATTAGGAGTCATCACTGGTGGCCCGTCGCCTATTAAACTTTCCGACTTAAATGATGTGAGCATCGTTTCTCCACTTACGGGTCAATATCTAAGGTATAATGCCGGTATTAGTGAATGGCAAAATGCTTTCATTAATTCGGATATCTATAATTTTCTTAATACCAATCTAACAAGTTCGCCCGGTATTACACTAACAAAGACACCCGGACCAAATACAGTTAATATTTCGTTAAGCCTAACTGCATCTGGTGATGCTACCGGGACAGCAGCGGCCGGAAATCTTCCATTAACACTTGCCACAGTAAATTCTTCACCACAGTCTGACACATTCCGTAGAATAACTGTAAATGGTAAAGGATTAACAACAGCAACATCAGTAGTTGGTGCCTCCGATATTACAACAGCATTAGGATATACACCAGTTAATGTAGCCGGTGATACAATGACTGGTTTCTTGATTCTAAATGCTGATCCAGTTGCGTCACTTGGAGCAGTAACAAAACAATATGCTGATGCTATTTCGAGTGGAATAACTGTACACGAAGCAGCAACAACAGGAACGACAGCAACGCTTGCATCCACATCAGGTGGTACAATTACATATAATAACGGTGCCAGCGGCGTCGGTGCCACATTAACAACAACTGGTACATACACAACAATTGGTGGTTTTTCTGCCTGGATAGGTGGTGATCGTGTCTTAGTTAAAGATGAAGCAAGTCAACTTACAAATGGTGTCTATGTAAGAACATCATCTACAGTGCTCACTCGTGCAACAGATTTCGATGGAACACCAACATCAGAAATACAAAGTGGAGATCTTGTATTTGTTGTGTCGGGAACACTAAGTGGAACCAGTTGGGTTCAGACTACACTAGGCATAATAACTGTTGGTACAACATCTATTGTATTTACACAATTTAGTAGTGCCACAGCATTAACTGCTGGCACTGGAATTGATATTACTACTAATGT